ACACGTCCCGTGCCTTCGACTGCTCCGGGTCGACACGCTCGACACCGGACGCCGCGCTGATCGACGTCGCGGCGACACCGGCAGCGCCGATTAGGACCCGGATCGTGAAGAGCTCTTCCATCGTGACGAGCCGACGGGGGGTGCGCATGACGTCGTCGATCGTCTGGACTGCGGTCGCGAGGAAGCGGTCGACGATGTCGAAGCGGTCGTCGAGAGTCAGGTCCTCGATGACGCCGAAGGCCTGGTCAGCCTCGTGCACCGCGAGCGCTTCGACCGAGACGGGACGCTCGGTCATGTCGCTCCGCCCGTAGTCCGGATCTCCCCGACGGCGTCACGGAACGCGATCGCCGCGGCGACGAGGTCCCGTTGCGCGTTGAGCTTGCTCGTCGCGTTGTCGGCGTACGCCGCCGGCGACAGCTTCGTCGCGGTCGGGGTGGTGCCGGTGACCGCGACGAGGACGTCGTCGAGTGGGAGCGCGGTGATCGTGTCGGCGGTCCGCCCGATGATGTCGAGGACGGCTGGGATGTCGGCGGTCATCCGAGGACCTCGACAACGTGGAGGACTTCGCCGGACGCCGCCGCGATGTACGACCCGAGGATCGCGCCGGCGTTCGAGGGGAAGCCGTTGCCGCCCGTGATGACCGTCGCCCACCGTTGCCCCGAAGGTCGGGTCGCGACCGTCGCGCCGCCGTCGTCGACGTACACGATCGCAGCCCCGGGGATCGGCTCGACGAGGGTCACATGTCCCCATCCGATGGGGTGCGCGGCGCCGTCGTAGAGGACGGTCCACGGCTGCACGCGCCGCGGTGACGCTGCGGGCGCCGACAGCGCCGGCGGGGTCACCACGACGACGCCAGCCGCTGCGAGCTGCTCTGCCCGCTCACTCATCGTCGCCACCGAGCAGCGTGAGGTGGCTGTCGCGCATGACGTCCTCGAGTGACCGGGGGTCGTCGAGGGTCTCGTCGATCGCGCGCTGCTCACCATCGGCGGACCGCTTGATGTAGAGGGCCCGCTGAATCTCGCGGAGCTGGTCCTCCGCGAACCCATGTTGCGCCGGCTCGAGGGAGAGGATCGACAGCGACACCGTCTCGTCTCCGTCGGAGTCCTCGGTGCGGGACGTCGACTGCAGCTCGACGATCGCCATGACGGTGTGCCCGAGCTTGTCGTGCAGCCGACGGATCAGCTGCTCGTCGATCCCCGTCGCGTTGCAGCCCTTCGCGAGGATCTTTCCTGTGGTGCTCATCGTTCTCCTGTGGGGTTGGGAGCGGTCCTGGGTCGCGCGGGTCGCGCGGCCCGGATGCGAGCTCGTGCGCTCGCGGCGACGAGTCCTGGGAAGGACGGGTCGCAGGTCGGGTGGATCGGCGGGTCGAGCTCGGCGGCTGCGATGGTCGGTGCCTTGCACTCGAGGCAGCGGGGCCCGTGGTCGGCTTCGGTGTAGCGGGTGACGCGCGGCTTCAGGGTGGCGAGCGCTGGCCCGGATCCGCGTCGTTCCTTCGGGAGGGACGGCACCGGGTCACATCCTCCTGACTTGGCTGATCGCGACGAGGCGTGCCTCGTGGTAGGCGTCCCAGCGTCGGTCAGACGGTTCCCGCTGGTAGTCGCGCCACGCCGCGCGGACCCGCGTGACGAGGCCGTGCGGGACGCGGTGCCAGCACGCGGGGCACAGCATGTCCCCGGGGTTGACCTGCCGACCGCACTTCGCGGGGCAGGGGTTGACGATGTCGGGGGCGCCGGCGAGGGGTGAGGTTCCCCGACCCGCGTCAGCGGGTTTCCCCCGGTCCTCATCCCCTCCCCTCGCCGGCGCGTGCTCCGCTGCGGTCGGCGCCGTGTCGCCGGTGGCAGCGGAGGTCTGTGAGGTGGGAGCGGTCATCATGTCAGGTCCTGGGGGTCGGGGAGGTCGAGTCTGTCGTAGGCGGTGCCACCGATCCAGACCCAATCGGTGTCGGTGGCGGCTTCCGCTTCGTACCGCTCGCGGGCGAAGTCGTACGGCTGCTCGGTCATGCGAGGATCGCCCGGGCCACGTCGAGAGTGCGGGCATCGACCTCGAGTCGGCGGTTCCAGACCATGAACTCGTCCGCGGTGTGCCGCAGCAACGCCGCGAGCTGGACCCACTCGTCCGCGTAGGCGAGGTCGACCCCTCGCGTCACGCGCTCGTCGAGGCGGTCGGCTGCGTCGCGCAGTTCCTCGGCGCTCACGGTTTCGGTTCCCATCCCGGCTCGGCGGTCGGGTCGTAGCTGTCGTCTGCCGCGGGCGTGGGGGTCGGGGCGCCGGGGTCGGTGACGACGTCGGGCCGGCCAGCGAGCGACCCCAGGACCTTCTGCGCGTCGTCCTCGGTGATCACCTCAAGCGCGGTCGCTGACCCGCCGATGATGTAGTTCACCCCGGACAGCCACTGGTCCTCGGGGATCCCCTTCCGACGGAGCGTCGCGACGAGCTCGTCGAGGGTTGCAGCGGACATCGGCACCGACGACGGGGCAGCGTCGGGCAGCGGCTGCACGACGTACTGCTCGCGCTTGCTCTGCGCGACGGTGAGCGCCATGCGGAGGGGTCGCCCGCCGGGGAGGTCGGACATGTGGCTGATCCGGATCCCGCCGACCGGCTGCCCGGCCCACAGCACCTCCTGGTCCCGGTAGAGGGTGAACCGCTTGCCGACCCACTTCGCGCCGTCCCTGCCCCACGCCTCGACCATCACGCGGCGCATCCCCTTCGACGGCTTGTAGGGCCGGGTCTTGGGGAACTCGCCGAGGACGATGCTGACGGGCTGCTCGTCGCTGCCGCGCTTCCGGACCTCCGTGATCGTGAAGGTCCGCGGGCCAGCGACGAGGTCGTCGGCGTTGAGCTGGTCGGACTTCGGGACGATCGTGTCTGCCATGTCGAGCTCCGTCACGAGCTGACCTCCATGTCATCGGTGTAGACGTAGTCCTCGACGCTGATCCGGTGGTACGTCGGGAGCTCGAGGGTGGTGGGGTGGTCGGCGTACGCCGGCCACTTGTCCGCGGCGAGGCAGTCGGCGAGCAGCCGCAGCCCCTTCCGCATGAGGGAAGCGCCGAGCTGCAGGTCGTCCTCGTCGAACAGGTAGGGCTGCACGACGTACGGGGGTGTCTTCTCCTGCGCGACGAGCACGATCTGCGCGTCGTCGTCGAGGCCGAGCTGACGGCACCCTTCGCGGTAGAACGCGGCGCTCAGGTAGTAGAGGCGGTCGGCGGCTGCCTTGCCGAACTCCCGCGGCTCTGCGGTCCGGGCGGTCTTGTAGTCGGGGACGACGAGGCGCCGGTCGGCCCGGTGCGTGGGCAGCCAGTCGGGACGGGCCCTGCACGCGAGGCCGGTCTCGGGGTCGGTCCAGAACAGGGACTGCTCGGGGCGCCCATCGGTGAAGTAGTCGCCGGCGGGGTGGCCGCGGAGGACCTTGACCATCGCTTCGGCCTGGTCGAGTAGGTCGCGGGTGACGACGACGAGGCCGTCGGCTTCCTGCGCCGTACGCCATGCCTGCGCGTCTTTCGTGCGCCAGTCCGACCACTTCGACGGGCGGGCGACGTACCGGTCACCCTCGCCTAGGACGAGGTGGTGTGCGACCTTCCCGAAGTCGAGTGCGTCGGACGTCTTGTCTTCCCCGTAGCGGTAGTGCGCGGGGGTCGACGGGGGCAGCAACCGCTTCAGGGACGACGCGCTGACTGCACGGTGGGAGTGGTACGCCTCCGAGGGGAGTCCGTCTTGCACGCCGCGCCCGAGCATGGCAGGGGTCTTGGCCAGCGACACCGCAGGCGCGGATGCGAGCGGGTCGTCATACCCCTCGCACGGGGTCCCCGGCTTCGTGCCGCTCGGCGGCAGCAGAGTGTGCGCCGCATGGGGTTGGGTGGCCTGGCAGTCGGGGTGCTTCGTCATCGGCCAGCCTCCGCGACGAGGATCGTCAACGCGACCAGGGCACCGACAGTGCCCCACGCCAGCAGCAGAGCGACCGCAGCAGCGAAGCCCAAGGGAGTCGGGCGCTTGACCTTCACGGGAGCCTCCGAGCGGGGTACGGGGCACCCCAGCGGGTGCCGTCGAGTCGGGGAGCGACGGTGACGTCGGTGGGTGACGCGCCGTCGTCGTAGAGGGTGACGAGCAGCTCGCCACCGTCAGGGGTGGTCGCGATCCACTGCTTCACGTCTTCGTCGTCAGCCACGGGACACCGGTCCGTATCGCTCGAGCAGCAGCGACTGCTGCAGGTCCGACGTCGCGGTCAGGAGGTTCTGCCGACCACGCGCGAGGTGCTCGAACCACTCGACGAGGACCTCGACGTCATGCCGGGTCGCGCTGACGTCCAGCAGACCGTTCAGCGTCCGCTCGACGGCGGGTCGGTGGACTTCGTCGGGGGCGAGCGCGGCGAGCGCCCGGTCGACGAGGGACGGGGGTGGGGATGCGTCGGACACGGGGATGACCTTTCAACGGGAGCGGAACGAGGACCCTGCCGGGGTGGGGAGGGTCAGAGCTTGAAGCGGTAGGACAGGCCGAACGGCAGCCGGATCGACACGGCGCCGCGGGAGTTGAGGGTGACGGGGCCGCGTCGGTGCGACACGGACGCACCGGTCTTCGAGAGGTTGACGCGGGTACGGCGCCCGACCTTGACGGTCTTCCGCCACACGAGGCTCACGACGACAGCACCTTCGCGGCGTCGTCGAGGTCAGCGACGAGGTCAGCGACCGGGACGCCGAGCTCACGGGCGATGCCGGCGAGGTCGTCGACGTCCCACGCGACAGCGCCGGCCATGCGCCGGTGCCAGGCGCCGGCGGACATCCCGAGGACCTGCGCGAGGTGTCGACCGCTGCGCCGCTGGCGTGCCAGGGTGACGCGGATGGTGGTCGAGACGGCTGCTCGTGTGCTGTGCATGAGAGAACAGTGACACGGTCAGCGACGTAATGCAAACGCTGCGCGGTGTTGATTGTTCCGCCTAGCGGTGCAACACTGGTGCACATGACGCAGACCAGCTCCGCCACCGGCTCCCACACGACAGGCACCCGTAAGAGGCTCGGCCTCGAGTACGGCCAGACCGTGACGCTCTTCCATCGCGCGTCGCGGACCGCCGACGGCACCGTGACCGGGGTCGTTGCGACGTACCCGAATGGCTGGACGCTGGTCGACACCGACCAGCCGAACGGTCGATTCATCTGCTTCAGCCACAACAGCCCCGTCACGGTGGTCCGATGACCGGCGCGCGCAGGCTCGACGCGAACGCGCCAGCTCCTGCGGACCTTTTCGAGAGGATCGCGCCGGACTTGCCGGCCAGCGATGCACGGAGCGCGCATTACTCCGACCTCCGCGACTCGGTCCCCGACGTCGACGAGTACCCCAACCCCCGAGAGGACTGGTAGCAGCCTCCGCGGGACCTTCGTCCTGACCTCCGACCGACTTCCCCCGTTCCGCCACGGACACCCCGGTCCCGTTCCTACGGTTGACCCATGACCACCACACGACGCAGCCTCTCCGCTGCCCTCGCCCTCACCTCCGCGTCGCTGCTTCTCGTCGGCGCTCCCGCCACAGCTCACGAGGCCACCACCTACGCCTACCAGGGGAAGGACTACGCCGCGATCGTCGGCGACACCGGGGACGGGTACGTCCTCGACAAGGAATGCGACGGGCACGCCGTCCGCGTCGCCCTGTCCGGGCGGAAATTCACTTCCTACATCACCGACGAGAACGGGTGCGCGAAGGGTGGGGGCCGGTTCGACTTCGGCGACGACGGTCTCGACGGGATGCGCGTCGAGGAACGCCAGGACGACGGCTCCTGGGACCACGGCGCCTCCGTCGCGATCCACGACCACTGACCACCTGACCGCTCCCGAACGCAGAACAAGGGCCCTACCCCGGTGCGGGTAGGGCCCTTGCGCGTTGAGCTCGGTGGGTCAGTCGGGTGGCGCTTCGTACCCGGCCTCGCGGACGACGTCGGAGAGGTGCACACCGGTGTCGACGCGGTAAAGGTCGATCAGCCACCGACCGAAGGACCCGTCGGGGGTCGTGACGTCATGCTTGAACGACTCACCCTCGAGCTGGCCAGCTGCGATCGCGACGCGGATCCACGCCTCCGAGAACGCCGACGCGTCCCGACCTCGGATGGTGCGGAGCTCGACGACGTCGATCTTCGCGTCGCGCGGCCCGATCAGTCGGAACCGCTTCGTCGACTCCCAGGTGATCCGATCGTTGAAGCCAGGGTCGTGCGGCTGCAGCTCGGTCAGGGTGAGGTCCCAGGTGTCACCGTCCTGCACGCGGGTCACACCGGTGACGCGGTACAGGTAGCGCCGGCGGTCGAGGCTCATGCGAGGCCTTCCTGCAGGATGTGAACGACGAACCAGGCTGCGAAGCCACCGGAGACGACGAGCCACGCGGTACGCCCGTGCTTCGTGTCGGTCCGGAACCACATCCGGAGGTGCTCGGAGAGGGTGTCGCCGCGCTTGTCGTTGACGACTGCCACCGCTTCGATGACCGCGAAGAGCAGCCCCCACGCCAGCCACAGCCAGCCCCACACCGTCACGACGCGCCCATCCAGTACGCGGCCCCGTTGCTCGCCTGCGTCGTGATGGTCGCCGGCGCTGTCGTCGTGAGGCCAGACCCCGACGTCCCGAAGCGGAGGTTCGGCGGACTGAGGTTGATGTTGTGCAGCGCGACGGTCGTCGCGCCCCGGTTCAGCGTCGGCATCGTCGTCCCGGCGAACCACATGAAGCCGAAGAAATTGCCGGCAGGGATCGTCGGTGGCGCGCTGAACGTGACTTGCTTGGCGCCGAGCGATGAGAACGCCGTCGTCGTCGCGCCGTTCGTGTTGACGCTCGAGGTGAGCCGGTTCCCCGCAGCGTCGTACAGCGCGAAGCCGACGTTAGTCAGGGACGCGCCAGCCGTGGAGACGTAGACCCACAGGGAGCTGATCACCTGCGCCCTCGACAGGCTCATCCGGACGAAATGGCCCATGCCCGAGGTCGGGAGGATCGTGACCGCCGTCGACGTCGCAGGGTCCATCGACCACGCCTTCAGGCCGTTGTCCTCCGGGAGGGGGTTGTCGGTGTCGGGGTTCGCGAGCCGACGGATCACCCCGTCGTCGGACCTCGACCACAGCACCCCGGACGTGTCGGCGTACTGCTCGAGCAGCCCAGCCGCCGGCGTTGCGGGGACAGCCCCTGATTCCGCCATGAGCAGCGTCCCCGGGGGGTTGCTGTCGGAGTAGGCGCGGCTCCCGTAGTCGAAGATCCCGGACTCCCCGACTGACCCGCGGTCGAGCCATGCGATGAGGCTGCCGGCAGCTGCTGACCCGCCGACCTTGATCCGGAGGTCGCCGGTCGCCTCGTCGTGCTGCATGAGGAACGCGCGACCGGCGCGGATCCGGACCCAGTTGTTCCCGTTCCATGTCGCGTTGACCCCGTACGACCCGGCGGGGTTCGCGAGCTCGAAGTCTGTTCCCCGGACGGGGCCCGACCCGTCGAGGCGGGGCCCGAGCTGCTTCACCACGGGGTCAGCCGTGGACGACGCAGCGGTACGCAGCCGTCGCGGGTGCGGACGCGAAGACGAGCGTCACGGTGTTGGTGTCGGTGTGGATCACGTCGGGGAACACTTCCTCGAAGGTGGTCGAGTCGTAGACCGCGACGGTGACGTCCCGGGTCCCGAGGTTGTGCGCGATCGGGACGGAGGTCAGTGCGCCGTTCCCGACGTTCGCGGCGACCTTCCGGACGACGACGGAGGTGTCGATGCCGACGGTGTCCGCGCCGACCGTGATCCCGGTCCCGGCGCCGACGTCGAACGTCGACCCGGTCAGCGTCAGACCGTTCCCACCGGTGTACGCCGACGACGCGCCGCCGACCTGCGCGAGCGCGATCGGGGTCGTCCCGAGGGTCAGCGGGTCGTCCGTCGTCACCCGGTAGACGCGGTCCGCGTTGACGGTGCCGCGCTGCACGGTGACGGTGGCGCCGGACAGCTCGGCGCCCGAGTCAGCATCGACGGACCGGGTCAGCGCCGACGAAGCGCCAGTCCAGTCATAGATGCCGTTCTCAGCCGGCGTCGTCTGGTCCTTCAGGAGGACCCTGGTGACCGTCCCGATGCCAGGGACGGTCTGCATCCCCGCGGTCAGGGTGACGCCGTCGAGGGTGCTGCCCGGGGCCGTGAGGGACACGTTCCCCGTCGAGGCTGCGACGACTTCCGGCTTCCAGTCGAGGCCGCGTGCGACGCCGTCGACGTACTGCTTGTTGGCCGCGTCGGTCGCAGCGGTCGGGTCGCCGACGTTGAGGATCCTCTGATTGACGAGGTTCAGTCCGTTGAGCATGGGACGAGGCATGGCGGGGTGTGCTCCTGTTCCTAGAGGATGTGCGCTTCGCCGGCGGTCGGCTCGTGGAACGTCAGGACGACGTAGGTCTCGTCGACGTGCACGTCGGTATCGACGAGCTCGCCGTCGACGTAGATGGTGACACCGTGCGGCTTCCTGCCGAGGTTGTGCGTGATCGACCACGTCGCCGCAGGGGTGACCTGCGGGTGCACGAGGCCGGCGCCGACCGCGGTCCCAGCTGGCCCAGCGGGGCCACGGACGGGCAGCGCGAGGGTCCGACGGGACGTCGGGGGTGCGACGGTGAAGCGGGGGACGACAGGTTGCCGGACCTGCAGGCGCATCCCCGCCAGGCCGATGACGAAGGGGACGCCGGACGGGACGGCTGTCACGTCGTCACGACGCTGACGGTCCCCGCAGCCCACACGAGGTCCGTCGCCCCGTGGGTGTAGCGGAGCTGCGCGCGGGGGGTGACGCCGTCGACGAAGCGGTCGAGCAACGCGGAGACCGCAGCTTGGTCGACGTTCCAGTCGACCGCGGCGCCAGCGACCGACGCTGGCCACCGGGTCTGCGGAGGGTCGGAGAACACGAGCTCGATGACCGCGCCCGCCGGCCAGTCCCCGTCGACAGAGTCGAACCCCCACACGAAGTCAGCGCCACGCACGAGCAGCACGACGAGAGACTCAGGCTTCGTGCCGGCCTGCAGGACCACGTCAGCCGCCCAGGATCGAAGCCGGAAGCGGGGTCGGCTGCAGCGTCAGCTCGCGGCCCTGCACGTCGCCGACGTCGTACACCGCGAGAGGTTCCCCGGTCGGCACTGCCGCCGCTTCGCCAGCGACAACGGCTTCCTTCGACAGCGACACCCGCGCGACGACCTTCGCGTTCGGGGTGACCGCTCGCCGGGTCCACAGGGCCTGCGCGAGGTGGAGGACCGCGACGAGGACCACGACGATCAGCCCGAGGGTCTTCTTATCGACGTCGGCCCACGTCACTCCGAGGGTCGACAGCAGCGCGAGGACCGCGACGACGACACCCCGCACTAGGGCTGGCTCGGTCGCGGTCTTCGGCAGCTTCCTACGGTTCCGCTTGCCCGCCGGCGCCCGCCCTGCGGGACGCCGGTCGTCCGGTCGCTTCCTGTCCTTCATGAGCGGTCGCCCTTCCTGATCTTCGGCGGCTTCGGGGTGACGGTGACGACGAGCAGCTCACGCCGCTTGATCCCGCGGCCTAGCGTCACACGGACGAGCTCGCGGGTGATCGCACGCTGCGCCGCGTCGGAGCGCGGAGGGGGCGGTCTCACTTCTGACCGCCGTCGGTCCGCCGCCATGCCCACCGCGTCAGCGTCGTGACGTGGTCGAGCGGGTCGGCAGCGTCACGGGGCAGGACCTTCGACGTCAGGAGGACGAGGCGGGTCCCGCCGGCCACCCAATCGATCGCAGCGCGACGCTGCTCGAGGACCCACCCCGGGGCCAGCCCGGGGAACGTCTTCGCCCACCACCGGCGGACCGCCGCGGTCTTCGCGTTGCGGTTGAAGTCCGCCCACAGGACCCGGGTCGCGTCGGGGAACTGCGCGCGGCCTGGTGCGAACCCCTTCGCCTGCAGCGCCTCGATCGACTCGAGCTTCTTCTGCCGGCGCCGGACGGTGTTCTCGAGCTCGAGGTGCGCCCCGACGAACAGGATGACGCCGCCGTGCAGCTTGTCGCGGAGCGCGACGCCGACCGCGAAGGTCTGCGGACGGGGCCGGCCCTTCTTCGTGGCGACGGGGGTCGTGTCCAGCTGCACCGCCCACGGGTGACCGACGAGCTCGAAGCGGTCCGAGTCCCAGGTGTGCGCGACCTGCGACGGGCCCGGGACGGGGTTCCAGTACGACCCCCAACCCTCGAGCGCGAGCGCTTCGAGCATCTGAGCGGTCTGCGCGCCGTCGGTGCACTCCGTCAGCCCGACGAACCGCGCACGGGCTGTACGGGCCTGCAGGTGGCGTGCCAGCCATGCCGGGAGAGGTGCGTCCCACCGTCCCGGCACGACTGCGATGTTCACGGGGTGCTCGACGGCGGGGACGTCCTCGTCGAGGTCGACGTCGGTGTCGACCGGTGCGGGAGCAGCGGCGCCCTTAGTCGGGATCGACAGCTCCGCCACGATGAGGCCGTCGCGGAACGTGTTGAGGTCGACGTGCCCGAACCCCGGGACCTGCGACGGGACACCGAAGACACCGTTCGAGAACTGCCGGACATCCCACCGCTTCCACGGGGCAGGGACCCGCGGCGCCTCGTTCCGGGGGTGGTAGCGGGCAACCCACAGGAGGCATCCGCAGGTGTCGTCGAGGTCAAACGGGGTGTAGATGATCGGCCTCACGCCGACTGCCCGCTCGACGTTGGCCACGAAGGTCCGGACCCACGTCGTGAGGTCGGCGCGGTTCAACCCACCGGTGTCCTCCAGGTCGAGCATCGGCAGGAGGTCCCCCGGCTGCGGGTCCGCGACCTTCAGGAAGTGCGCGGCCTCGACGTCGGCGTCGCCCTTCGCAGGTCGCGCGAAGTGGTACGCGCCGAACGGCAGTCGAGCTGCGGTCGCTTCGTTCCGCCGGCCCCGGTAGCGGGAGTCAGTGAAGGTCGCGCCCTCGGTGGCCTTGTGGTACATCCCGCGGACGCCGGCGCGCTTCGCCGCGCCGTAGTCGATGGTCCCGGCCTGGTGGTGGCTGATGTCGACGAGGTCGACCCGCAGGCCGATCCCACCCGGTGCGGGAGCTGGCGCGGGCCCAGGCTTCTCGACGGGACCCTGACCGCGGACCCTGTTCCCGACAAGGTCCTCGGACCACCCCAGCAGCTTCATGTGCCACGCCCGGGTCAACTCGTCGATCCCGACCTCCCCCACACGGCCACGGGGGACGTCCGTCGACAGACACCGCCCGCCGCCGAGGGACAGAGCGATGTGCTCGAACGCCGACGGAGAGTCCCAATAGACGGGGACGCCGGCAGGGATCGACGACGCGTCGGTCGTGGGGTGCTTCACCTTCGCGCGGCGCCACGCCATGCCAGCGAAGCGGTCGGCTGCCGGCCACTCCGAGACGGGGGTGTAGTCGATCCCGAAGGACTGCCGGACGAACGACAGGCACAGGTTGTGCCAGTCCTGCGACGGGCGCCGCGACTGCGCGCGACCCCACTCGATCGCTTCTGCGGGTGTGCGTGCCATGACGGGGAGCCTTTCCTCGTGGAGGGTGATCCTCAGACGGTACTGACGGACGACCCGGACCCCGGGTCATCGAAGATGTTCAGACGCCGCGACAACGTCTCGACCTTGTCCTGTGCCCGACGCAGCGCGCGGTGACACTCGTCGACCTCGGTCCGGAGCTCCCGCAGCTCACGGCGCAACGCATCGATCGTCTCTTCCGCGTCCCGTTCCCGCCGCTCGAGCTCGCCGATGCGCCGCTCTGCCGCTTCGAGCGCTCGTTCCATCGTGAGGACCGCGCGCTCCGCGCCGGACACGATGACATTGTCGACCTCGACAGGGACCTTCGTGCCGAGGACCTCTTGCTCCGACCGCAGCTTCCGTGCAGCTGCGCGGGCTTGGATCAACGCCGCTAGACCCGTCAGGGTGCCGCCCCCGAGCGCCGCAGTGACTACCGCGATGACGAGGCTCACTTGCGCGCCTCGCGGTTGACCACCGTCAGCGTGCGGAGGATGACCCGGGCCGCGAGCTTGATCGCCCGCGCCCTCAGTAGGCACGCGCCGGCGATGACGGCTAGGGTCAGCGCGATCCCCATCCCTCCCGTCCCGTTCGCCTTGAGGATGACAGCAGAAAGAGCCAGCCATGCCGCGGCGACGAGGAACAGTGATGCCCGTTCGACCGCGAGCGCGACGACACCGTCGGGGACCCGCGCCAGCAGCCCCGTGACGACACCGGTCCCGCCGACAGTCGACACAGCCAGGTAGACCATCTGCAACCACTGAGGGAGCGTCGCTAGGGACGGGCTGATGTCGCCGGCGAACCCTCTCAGGCCATTGATGATCAGCACCGCGCCGAGCGCCAGCTCGAACGGGTGAGTCAGCAGAACGAGCGGGATCCGCGGCTGCTGCAGCGCGATCCTCAGTGGGTCCCGGTAGGGCATGCCTCGTCGCCTCCCAGCGCGTGCAGAACGGAGGACGCCGCCGCGGGGGGTCGACGGCGTCCTGCGTATCATCGGCTTATCTCGGTCCAGCGGACCTTGCCGTCAGCGTTCGTGATGTTCCGCTTCCCGGTGGCGTCCTCGATGGAGAAGGTGACGGCGGGGACGTTGATCGGGTCCTTCGTCGAGGTGTTCATGATGAGCTGATTCCGCCAGTAGAACAGCAGCAACGTTCCGTCGTAGGTCTGCGCGAGCAACGTCCGGACGTCGGAGGCCGCAGCCGGCTTCGTGATGTTCAGCCCGACCGGTTCCGGGTCGTAGTCCTTCGTCCCATAGGGTGCCTTGATCACGTCGAACAGCTCTTTCATCGCTGCGACTTCCGGCTTCGCTGACCAGTTGTCCGGGTTGTACGTCGACAGCGCAGTGCTCGTGTCGCTGGCCATGACCCGCCACATGCCGAAGTTAGCTTCGACGACGTCCTTCCCAGGTCCGTCGTCCGACGGCGCCGGCTCGCCCTTCACGCTGTCGTAGTCGTCGAGTCCCTCGAACCTTGACACCCGCAGCCCGTGCTCGCCGTTCGGGAGTAGGTCTCGAGCGGGTGCCCCGGAGAAGTTGCCGAACAGCTCGACGATCGCGCGGGGCCCGTACAGTGCAGCGGCTTCCTCCGTCGCCACGGCGTGACCGCTCGCGGTGTTCGCGGGCGCCGTGGCGTAGCCCCACTCCGTCAGCCAGACAGGGAACCCCGAGCCGAAAGCCGTGTCGATTTTCCCGATGCGGTCGGCGTACTTGTACAGCGGGGGGTTCCCCTTGCCGGGGTAGGAGTGCTGCCCCGCCATGTGGCAATAATCCTTGATCCCGGCGTTGACCATCTGCTCGAGGTGCTTCTTGCCGCCGGCGGGGTTCGCTTCGGTGTAGGACTTGTCGAGGTTCGTGTCCTGCAGCGACGGAGACACGACCCAAACGTGCGAGAGGGTCGTCGCCTTTTCGTATTCCTCCCAAATGGCTTTTTGGTGAGGGACGGCGCCGTATTCTGCGTTTGTCGCCCAATCGGTTACGACCGGGGCACCGTTGCGGTTGTGATTCGGCTCGTTCAGCCCTTCGATACCGATCGTGACGTCGGCAGCGTTCTTCGCAATGTCCTGAATGATCGTCCGGGTCTGCGCGATGGTCTGCCCCGTGGGGAGGCTCGCGTTCGCGCCGTCCCCTTCGGGAACCGTTGTCCACAGGACTTTCATGTTCTTTTGCCGAAGCAGCGTCACAAGACGCTGGACGCCCTTGTGATTGTCGTTGTACCGGGCGCGGACCCAATAGCAGCCCATCGCTTCATACTTCGCGACCCACGCGTCGATATTCGCCTGAGCGTAGGTCTTGGGGGGGTTGCCGGCGTAGGGCTGGTCGAACCGCGTGGGGTTGCCCTGGATCCCGTAGAACTGGTGCATCCGCATAGCGCTGACCGGGGTCCGCGACGTGAGGCCTGCAGGGATGTCCGGCGTTGGGGTCGTCGTGCCGCCCCCGCCGCCTGCGTTGCCCCCGGAGTCGATGACGACTCCCGGACCGGGCGCCGGGAGGCCGTTCCCCCGGAGCAGCTCGATCGCCGATGCGTTGAGGATGCTCACGCGGCGGCTGCCTTCGCCCAGGTCGCGTGTGCGGCGACGATGGTCGTAGCGGTCGCGTTCGCGGCGAGCTGCGCGAACTCGAAGCCGACCGCCTGATCGACGAGGCCGGTCCCGCCGACCTCGACGTCGACCGCCCACACCATCGAGGCGGACACGGTCGCGCTGATCGCCTGCGCGCTGACGACATCAGCTGCCGAGGCGATGACCGTCGGGACCCGCGGGGTCGTGGCAGCCGTGATCGTGCCGGTCGCGGGGTACGCCTCCGCGTCGCCCTGCACCGACAGCGCCGACGCGCCGCCACCGGTGTTGCCGTACGCCACGATCGGGTCACCCGGCTCGAGCTGCGCCTCGTCGAAGTAGAAGACGTCGCCGACAGCGGCGTTCAGGATCTGCATCCGGAGGCGGACCTTCCCCGTGCCGGCAGGTGCCGCAGCGGACCCCGTGACAGCGCCTGAGACGTGCGCGGAGTCGCGGATCAGACGGGTCCAACCCGTCGTCGTCGGTGTCAGCGGCTCGCCGAGCGGGGACGAGACCACACCGGTCACGCCCTGCGCGTCAGTTGCGTCCGGGGCGCCGAAGCTGATGTCGCAGCGGACGGTGCGCGCGGTCGCGGTTCCGCGCCGGCACTGGATCGCCGCGGAGTAGACGTCGCCCGGTTCGCAGGCGACGTACTCCGACCAGACGGACACGTTGCCGGCGGTGTTGACGGTGACCTTCAGGCTGCCTGCCCCGCTCTTCACGGTCGCGGTGTCCCTGGTGAGGGTCGCGATCGCCGACACCCGCCACCCCGTGATATCGCTGTTGAAGTCGCCGTTCGTCAGGCGGTTCGTCAGCGCGACCGCGGACTGCGCGATCCGCCACTTGATCCCCGCCGCGGCCACACCCCGGTACGCGACCCACAGGAAGCATCGGACCCGGTCCCCGGTCTTCAGGCCGCTGGTCCCGAGCTCTGCCGGCGCGGCCTTGAAGGTCCCGTCGGTCGTCGACGACAGCGGGAGCCCCGTCTTCACCTTCGGCGCGGACGTCCCACCGGCTGTGCCACCGGTGCCACCACCCGCGCCGATCAGGTCGCGGACCTGCGCGAGCGGGACGAGCTCGTCGGTGTTCGTGGCCTGCGCGCCGGTCAGCGCCCCGGTCGGGCGCCGCTCGGCGAGGGACCCTCCGACGGGGTCAGCCTGGGGGTTGCTGAAGGCCTCGACCGCGTCCTGCAGGTTCGCGAGCTTCGTCGTCGCGTCGAGCTGGCCCGTCGTCGCGGTCGCCGAGGCGAGGTCGAGGACCCCTGTCCCGGTCCCACCGGACCCGACACCGCCGGCGACCATCGATTGCACCTGAGACAGGATCGTGACGTCCGTCGGGTCGACCGCTGCCGCGGCCTTCAGGTTGCCCTCCGCGTCGTACTTCGCGACGGTGTTCGGTGTCCCGTTCGTCGACGACGTCCCGAGCGCGTCCGCCGAGGCTTGCGCGGCTGCGATGCCGTCCTCGATGTGGCTCATGCGCGCTGCGTTGGCCTGTGTGACGCCGTCCGTCCACGTTTGCTTGCTGTATGTCGCCATTGTTCGGGAGCCTCCTATGCGGCTTCGTAACGTCCGAAGACTGCGATGTAGTCGTCGGTTGACCAAGGGTCGGCGCCGGCGTCGTAGTTGGCGCCGAGCTGCTCGAGGTCGCCACCGTTCGTCGAACTGTTCCGGGCGACGAGCAGGGGGCCCGTGCTCGAGCTGCCCGACACCGACCCGAGTGGGGCTGTGATGCCCATGACGTCGTTCAGCTGCGTGAAGGACGCGATGTGGATCGCGACGTGCAGGATTGACCCGATCCCGGTCTTCGCTGCCACCGGCAGGCTGAAGCGGAGGTTTCCCGACCCGGAGTCGGTGGTCGACCCGAATTTCAGGAAGATGCGGACGTCGACGGTCTGCCCGACCCGGAGGAAGCGCCCCGACAGGGTCCCGTTCCCGAGCTTCGGTGCGGTGACCGACGCAGTCCATGTCGGCGCGTAGGTGTCCCACACGTCTTGTAACGCGTCGAGCGGGTCGCGGACCTCCGCGTTCAGCATGTCGGCGGTGACAATCTCACCTTCGACCCATGTCCGCGGCGTGCTATTCAAGCTCACAGGGTGTCCCCTTCGTCAGTACCCGAGTCGGGCGGTCCCGCCGAGTGTGCCCTGCCCGAGCACCCAAGCGCGGGACGGCGCCGCCGGCGACGTGTTGAGCGTCATCGACCACGACGCGTCGGTGAACTCTTCCTGCCACCCCTCGACGAGCAAGTCGACCGACGTCGACGGCGCCTGCGTGGGGAGGTTCGTGACCCGGACGAGGTCGAGCAGCTCGAGGCCCATCGCGGCCTGTTGCGTCGGGACGTCGACCGTCAGGAGGTCGAGGGGGACAGCGGACGCACGGGGGATCGGCTCTTTGTAGGTCGCGACGAGGAACCGCAGCCGCGACTGCACGTCCCGGTCAGAGTCGACGAGCAGCTCGCCGAGCTCCGCGGGGTACAGCTCGTGCCGGTCGACGGAGCGTTGGTCGCGGATCGTCTGCACCCCGCCGCGCCACGACGACCCGGAGGCCTGATTGATCAGGAACTGCGGATCGTTGACGAAGGTGAGGTCGCGTCCGATGAGCTTGTCGACGGACACCGTGACCTGTGGGGTGCCGGCTGCGCGGAACACGCGGTGTCGACGGTTGAAGAGGGTGATCGCGCCGGTCCCTGAGACGAAGAGCAAGCCGTCTTCCGCGGCCTCGAGCTCGCGGGCCGCGGACAGCATGTCCTTCCCGCCGAGCTGCTGGAACGCCACCCGCCGCGTCGTCATGACCTCGACCGCGAGCCCCGGTTCGCCGGCGCCGATCGTGAAGGGCAACGTCTGCGGGATCGCTGACGTCGCGGTCGCTGTCCGGCTGATCCCGGCGTATGACGCCAGCCGCGCCAGCCGCGCCCCTGGCGTCTCCTTAGCCGTGATGTTCGCGAGCGCGAGGTCGGAGTGCCGCTTGATCGTGGCGTCGTCGAGCGAGGTGTCCCACAGCGCGAGGTGTGACACCGTCCCCGTGAAGTCGTGCCCGCCGACCTGCAACACCCGGGCCCGCTCCGGGTCCTCCCGGTCGCGTCCCTTCCCCGTGATGAGGGGAGGCTGCCCGTCGATGAAGACGTCGACCTTGCGGACGACCGTCCCCGAGCTCGACACCCGGACCGCGACGTGGTGAGGGTCGCCGTCGTTCACGGCGTACTCCGAATAGGTGTCAGCGACCCCGACGCACTGCACGAGGACGACGCCGAGTGCGTCGACGTTGACGGTCAGGAAGTCGAGGTCGAGGACCTTCGCGTTCGTCGTCGGCTTGGCCCCTGTGCGGAGGAAGAACGACAGGGTCAGCGCTTCGGAGGTGAGCGCCTTGTTCAGCCGGCCACGCAGGACCTGCCCGCCGTTGACGAGGCGGACACCGGTCTCGAGCTGGCGCGACTCGTGGTCGTCGCCGAAGTGCACCCGGAGGTCCTTCTTTTCGCCGTCGACCCGTTCCGACTCGTCCCCGACAGCGGCGAGGGTGCCTTGCCGGTTGCCGGACACGTCGCCGGCGGACGTCGCGCCGTCTTCCTCCCACATCGGCCAGAACGCGATCGGCTCGTCGAGCAAGGTCTCTTCGACCTGCACCGGTCGCAGGATGTGCCTCGCGAGCCTGGGGAAGCGGTCCGTCGCGGTGACCTGCGCGATCGCGTAAGACCCCGTCGGGGTGTCCCACTGCGTCGGCCAGGACTGCACAAACCCTGTGAAGCGGACCGACGTCCTCGAGCCCTTCGTCGCGGTGACGCGGATCTTCTGATCGACGTACACCGCATAGGGGGAGGTCCCGCCGGCAGTGAAGCGCCCGTCGGTGTTGTCGAGCTGCAGACGCAGGGTGGAGGCCTCGACGCTCTGCCGTTCGTCCGGGCGACCACGGGTGATCGACACCCCTGCCCGGAGGTTCACGAACCGCGTCACGTCGTAGGGGAAGGTGTCGGACCCGTCGTCGAGCAGCACCGTCAGCAGCGGGCGCGGCCCGTCCGAGGTGCGGGTCGTCGACTGGTCGGCGTCCGCGACGGTGAACGGGATCAGTTGCGGGAGCGTCGCCATGTCAGCCGATCCCCAGCGGGACCCCGCCGAGCTCCCGGCGCCGTGCACGGAGCGCGCGGATGAGCTCGTCGACCGCGAAGTCGACCCCGCGTGACCCGTCGACCGTCACCTGAACAGGCATGTTCACGACGACCGACGCGCCCGACGATGAGGCCTGCACCTGTTGCTCCGCGACCATCTTCGCCGACTCTGTGGCGTTGCGGATCCGCGTCCCCCGGGGGAGCTCGACAATCTCGGGGCCGTGCTCACCGACCCACGTCCGACCGCCCCGCCAGTTGCCAGTGCCCTCCGCGTTCGTCCCGACCTGATCCCCGATGCCTTGCCGCCCGTAGTCCCGGTGGTAGGTGGTGATCGTGACGGACTTGTCGCGGATCAGGGAGAGGTTCCCGAGGATGCTGCGGAGGTTCGACAGCGCGGACGCCGCGTTGACGGTGACGGTCGGGGTGGCGTGCGCCCGGTCGAGCTCGACGAGGTTCCGCTGAACAGCGCCCTTCGTCCGCTCGACACCGGCCAGGCCGAGCAGCTCGACTAGCGGCTTCGGACGGGTCCGGTCGAGCTTGTCGGCGTCACCCTGCACCTTCCCGAGGTCGCGGCGCGTGCCGTCGACGTTGAGCGCCTGCAGGATCGTCCGGACCTGCTTCGGGGTGAGGTCGTACTGCCGGCGGAGCTCTTCGACTTCCTTCCGGGTCGCCTGGTAGCCCATGTTGCGCAGGGTCGTCCGGACTTCCTTCGGGACGCCGGCGAGCGCCTCGCGCCACGTTGCGACCGCGTCAGCGTTGCGGCGCACCTCCCGCTGCTGCTTCCGGAAGTCGTCCGACAGGCCGACACCCTTCCGCCCGGTCGCGTCCATCTGACCCTCCACGCCGAACAGCGCGAGCTGCAGCGCGGACGACGCGTTGACCATGTCGCCGGTTCCGCGCTGGCCGCGGCGCATCGCCTGCCCGACCCTCCCGACCGCGTCCTCTTCTCCGAGGACAGCGCTGATCAGGTCACGGGTGCGGATCCCGAGGGTGTTCGACTCGTCGATCAGGTTGCGGTTTTGCAGCGACAGCAGCACTTGCTGCCGGGTCTGCTGTGTGACCGCGCCGGTCGTCTGATCGAGGGTGTCGGCGAAGCTGTCCGCCGCGTCGCGGTTCCGCCAGAACGACGCCGCGGTCTCGTCGTTCGACGACATGAGGGTCGTCATCACGCCGGCCAGCCCGCCGACCGCAGCGCCGACCGGACCGCCCACCGCGAAGCCGAGCAGCGCGCCACCACCGACGTTCGCGAGGGTCGACAGCGCGCGACCGGTCTCGTTCGACGTGTCGATCATGTTCCCGAGCGCGATCGCCCCGACGCCGACCGCTGCAGCGCCGCCACGCATGAGGGTTGCGAGGCGTGCCTGCGTCGCGACGAGACCACCGGAGGACGCCGTCAGCGCCGTCACTGCTGCGACGGCAGCGGTAGCTCGAGGTGCGATCAGAGCGACCGCGCCGGCCATAGCAGCGGACTCGATGCCCGCGGACCGCAGCGGGCCGGGGACAGCCTCGACGATGTCGACGAAGCCGCCGCCGACCCGCGCGAAGTCGCCGGCTGCGTCCCGGGCCTTGCCGAGCATGTCGGCGAACTGCCCGCCGGCGCCGGTGCCGTCTTCCATGCCCGACACGAACGAGTCGACCCGGGGGATGACGTTCGTCAGGACGAAGTCGGCCATTGTCCCCATGATCGGGAGCAGCCGAGCGCCGATCGCTTCCTTCGTCTCGTCGAGCGCGAGCTGCATCCGCTCGAACCTGCCCTGCGCGGTGTCGGCAGCGTCCGACGCCGCCCCGCGGTAGGTGCTGGCCAGCTCCTGTGTGATGTCCCGCAGCGACCGGGTCGAGCCGTCGTTGTTCTCGATCTGCACGCCCAACCGCGACAGCCCGCCGAGGCTGCCGTTCTGCGCCTTCGCCAGCGCGTCGGTGACGGACTTCAGCGACCGCCCGGTGCCCGCTGAGATATCCATCGCGAGCGCCGCGGTGTCCTGCGCCTCGCCGAGGTCGTGGGTCGTCGCGATCAGCCGGCCAAGCGCCGGACGGAGCTCGTCGTCAGCGACCCCGAGCGCGCGGCCCTGCGCGCTGATCCAGTCCTCCTGCGCCGACACCTGCGCCTGCGTCGCGTCCGCAGCGTTCCGCGACACCGTCGCGAGCTTGACCTGCGACGCCTCGTCTTCAGCAGCTGCTCGGGCCGCGTCGACAGCGCCCTTCGCGACGAGCGCCAGACCGCCGGCCAGCGCGACCGCGCCGACGCGCATCGCGGTCCGGGCCCGGTCACCCCACTTCGACACGCTGTCGCCGCTGCGGTCGACAGACGACGCGAGGTGGTCGAACTGCGACGACGCCTGGTCGCGGGCCAGCAGTGTGAACGAGAGGGTCGAGTCAGCCACCCGTCAGACCTCCGTCCGGTTGCTTGTTCTGCTCGTCGATGTAGGCGCACCCGCGGTCGAACTGGTCGAGCGTGAGTTGATCAAGCATCGGGGGAGGACAGTGCAGGAGGTGGGCGAACGCCCATTCGTACCGACGCCGCTTCGCCGTGTGGGTCAGCGGCGCGGAGCTTCCCCCGACTGATCCTTGCCCTTGCCCTTCACGGGCGCCTCGACGGGGTCGTCGTCCTCGAGCTTCAGGTCATCGAGGCAGAACTGCACCTGATCAAAGCGGAGGTCGGGCTGGTCGCGGCGCAGGTGGATCCACAGCAGCGCCGTCAGCGCGGTCATGTTCCCGCGGACGAGCGCCGGGACGAGCTCGGTCGCGTAGTCCATGCCGGTTGCCTGCTCCATAGCGATGCACTCAGGCGACAGCAGCTTCGACCACTGGTAGGACCACGTCTGCGGGTCAGCCCCTTCGGGCTGGAAGGTGATTCGAGTCATGTGCTGGCAGCGACCTTTCGGGAGACTTCGTCGATGACCCGCGCCAGCTCCCGACGGACCTCCGGAGAGGCCTGCGAAAACTCCTTGTCGAGGAATCCCTGATCGATGCCGGACGTCTGGTCGACCCACACACTACGGTGTCCGTAGACGGGGTGCCGTAGATGACCCGCGTTCATGTTCACGAGCTGCCCGCGCTTCGACGACGCCACGATCACGACGGAGGTGTTCGCGCCGCCCCGGGTCCTCGTCGACAGCCGTGCACCGCTGACCGCCCGTGCTGCCATGCCGGACGGGACAGCCCCCGGGATCGCGCCCTTCATGTTCGCCCGGATCCCCTTCGTCGCGCGCTGCAGCCCGGAGAAGAGCTCTTTCTGCAGCGCGCGACGGTCCGCGTGGGTGCGGATCGCCCGTGCAAGGTTCGCGAAGTCCTCCGCGCCCTGCACGTCGAGGGTGGTCACGATCAGAGGGTCGTGTCGGTGGTGACGTACTCGATCGTGGCCAGGGGATTGCCGGCTGCGTCGAGCTGACCCTCGAAGCCGAACGACGGCGCGACGATGTCGGGCCCACCGACCGCGGGGGTGCCCTCGTTCAGGAAGAACAACGGCACCTTGACGCGGAAGGTCTGCGGGAACGCGCCAGCGATGGTCGGGCCGATGAACTCCCACACGAGCGACGCTGACCCGTCGGACGCGTAGCGGTCCGCGAAGACGGTCTTGTCGAGGAAGTCCGTCGAGAACGACCCGGTCACCGTGGGGAAGTCGTTCGACAGCTGCTCGGCCTTGAGGCCGTTCGCGCCGGCGTAGTAGCGCTCCGTGTTCTGCGGGCGCGCGATCCGGAGGCTCATCCCCCGCACACCCGACACCGACTGCTCCGACCCGGACGCGCCGACCTTGACCGACATCTGCCCGAAGTGGAACGGCGCGAGCCCCGTCGGGAGCGACGCAGCCGCTAGAGTCTCGACCTCCGACACCTGCCGCCCGTCAACCTCGACGCTGCACTGCAGCATCCCCGAGACCTCACACGAGAACTCGATAGCTGTGATCTTGCAACCCTTGAAGGTGTAGGGCCGGACGGTGCCGGACGCGTCCGGTACGCCCTTCTGGATCGACAGCGACTTCCCGACGTTGTCGCTGACCGTGTGGGTCTGCAGGTAGGCCGTCGTCGCGCCCTGCTGCACCGGCGCCGCGGACGACCCGAGCGCGTGGGAGAACAACAGCCCCATTTTCTGATTGGCGACCTCGAGCGCGAACGACCCCGCAGCGCCCTCCGTCGTCAGCACCCGGCGCGACCCCAGGCGCCCGTACCTGCCGGCTGCGATCCCGCCGCCCTGGACGGTGTTCTTCACCTTCGCGAGCGACTCCGAATTGAACTCGTGGAACCGCGTCGGTGGCGCGTAGGTGCCGAACGTCGTCTCTGCTCCGATGCCGAGCGAGCCCTTCCAGCCGGTCATGCCGTGACGCTCCCGTCAGTGTCGATCGTGGTCTCAGGCGTGTGGTCGACCCCTTCCGGGGCGCTGTCGGGGGTCGCGAGGTTCGTCGGCTGCGTCGGACCGACAGGCGCCGGCTCCGCATCGACAGGCTGCCCCGACGCAGCCGGCCCGTACTGGTCGCGGATCGCGTCCCTGCCGAGCCCCTCGAGCTCGCCCTCCGATGCGAGCCGAGCAGCGACGACGTACGTCACCCACTCGTCGCGGGACGCGTTGCCCGACGGCGCGACCGGGTCGTCGGTCTGCTCGAGCAGCCGGACGTACCGCGCTTCGTCCTCGTCGTGCAGCGTCGTGGTGTCGACGTCGGCGGGCGCCCAGGTCGTCGTCTGCTGCGTGTAGCTGTAGACGTCGTCGTCGGACACCTCGACGACCTGATTCGGCAGGATGACGCGAGCTCCCATCGCGGGGACCTCGAGCCGTTCCCCGGACACGTTCCGGATTCGCCCCATGTGCTTGCTTCCTCTCAGAGTCTCGCGCGGTAGTGGATCTGAAACAGCACCTGCGCCACGGCGCCGTCATCAGTCTGCCCGTGGTGGTACTCGAGGCGGGCACCGAACACGGTCCACAGCAACCCGGGGACGCCACCGATCGTCGGGTCGGCGTGGATGATCGCGGACACCGCGGCGACGGTCTCGAACGCGGCCTGCCGAGCTGCGCGGGGGTCCCCGTCGGTCGACCACGACACCGCGGCGCAGGCTAGGTCGCCCTCTTCGTCGCGTCCGCGCCCGGTCGCGTGCGCCCAGGACTGCGCGGAGTCAGCGGAGGTCGTGAAGCCGGTCAGGTCGGGGTCCTCGACGCCGACCTCGAGGAAGTCGGCAGCGTCCGCCCCGGTGTGGAAGCCGTCCGCCACGACCCGGTCAGGGAGCGCGTCAGCAGCTCGTGCGATGAGCGCGTCGATGAGGCCTGGGATGACGGACACGATCGGCCCGTCGACGGGTCCGATGGTCACGCGAAGCCGATCCCCGGGAGGGTGAACGGCTCGAGCAGCTCACGGACGCGGGGAGGTTCGGCGGACGGCGCGGACGGCGCTTCCTGCGCGCCCCGCGCGGACGGGCCCTGCCGCGGCCTCCACAGGTGACGGGTGAGCTCGGCGACCGCGAGCCTCAGGTCTGCCGGCAGCGGGCCGAGCAGCGCGGTCGGGATCAGCGGGTCGACGTACGGGGAAGGTGCGAGCCGGCGGGCGATGATCGTCTCCGCCGCGTCGAGCGTCTGCTGCAACGGCTCGTCGTTCAGGACGCCGTCGAACCTGACAAGCGACTTCAGCTCATCGAGTGTCGTAACGCTCATGTCGCCCCCGAGTCAGAGTGGGAAGAGGTCCGGACCGCGCCCCCGCGCTCCCGAACGGGAGCGCGGCCCGGGTCGATCAGCCCTGCGACAGCGACGAGACGACCGACGCAGCAGCCTTGTCAGCCTGCCCGACGATCTTCTCGTGCTCGTCCTGGACCGCCTTGATCGACGGGTCCTGCGGTGCGTCCTCGACGACCGTCGTGGGACCCGCCGCGCCCGCGTCGACACGCTGCACGTCGGCAGCGGACACCGCCTGCTGACGGAACTGCTCCTGCGTCGCAGCGAGCGTTGCGTCGGCCTCCCCGATGAGCTCGGGGTTGTGCTGGTCGGGGGTCCCGTCGGCTCGCACCGACAGCATCTGGACCCGGTCGTGGTCGCCCTGATTCGGGACTGCGGTGTTGCCCTTCGTCGTGTTCGTGGTGCTGCTGGCTTCCGCCATGACGCTGTCTCCTGTTCGGTCGGTAGTGGTGCGGGTGCTGCTCCGGGGTGTTGCTGGCCTGCCAGGGCCGGCTGATCGACGACGGGCGCCGAGCTCGGATGGGTGGGACGCAGCGTGTCAGCCGGCCCCGGCAGGGATCAGGTCAGCGCGAGGATCAGGCCGCGCTGTGCTGGTAGGTCCGGACAGCGGACCCGTTCTGCACCGTGCCGTCGGACCGCTGGAAGCCGATGAAGCCGACCTGCAGGAAGTCCGCGAACCGCTCCGTCAGCCGCAGCAGAGCGAAGTCCGACACGTCGCGGACGACGTACGCCTCGCGGAAGTCGCCGAACGCGATCGACTTTGCGGACGCCGCCGGCGCGGGGACGTAGTTGTTGATCGTCAGGCCGTACCCCATGAGCTGGTCCGGAGTGCCGGCCTGCAGCGACGGCTCCCACAGGGGACGGTTCTGCCCGTCCTTCAGCTTCCGGAGCGACCGGCGCGCGGCCTGCGACATCATGAAGCCGACGTTCCCCGACCCGAGGTAGGCCGCGTCGATGCTGTCGACGAGGTCGACGAGGTTGTCGTAGGTGACCGACGTCGTCTGCCCCGTCGCGCCGACCACACCGACCGGGGCACCTGTGATGACCCCGAGAGGCTGCGCCGTGCCGGTCCCGACGGTGAAGTGCCGGTTCTGCACCCGACCAATCCGTGCACCAAGCGCCCCCGACAGCCACCGCTCGACGTCGAAAGCGTTGTCCTGGATCAGCTGCAGCGACAGCCGGACCATCTTCGAGGTGTACATGTACGCCCCGAGGCTGGCCTGCCCAAAGGTGAAGTCCTGTTCCGTGACCTGGGTGTTCTCACCGAGAATCGCGCCCTCGTTCGCGGTGTCGTCGACCGTCGGCCACGGCAGGGAAGCGCCCGTGTCGGTCGTGATGACCTCCGCCAGCTGCCGCATGGCCGCGACGTAGGTCACCTGCTCCACGATCCGGTTGCGGAACGCCGGCGGCACCGTGAAGCCGCCGGCAGCGCCCGTTCCGACCCCGCCAGCGTTCGACGGGGACTCGATCCACCCGGTCTGCAGGATCTGCTGCTGCTCGCCGGTCAGCGCGTTCTGTCCGCGCTTGATGTAGGTCGCGAACGCCTGCGCGTAGGCCTGGTCCTTCGGCGACTCGTCGCGGCCCGTCGGACCGGTCAGCGCCGCGCGGCCCGGGGTCTCGACGGTGTCGAACGCGGCTGCGCGCTTCGCGTGCGCCTCCGCGCGGTCGATCGTCGCGCCCTTCTCGTCGAGGTCCTTCTCGAGGCGGTCGTAGGTCGCCCGCTCTTCGCCGGACAGCGGACGCTTCTCAGTCTCCGCGGTGTCCATGAGCTTGCACATCTGGTCCCACAGGTTCGCCCGCTCGCTTCGCAGGTTCTGCAGGGTGCTGGTGCTGGTCATCCCGTGTTCCTTTCCTCCGCGTTGCGGACGACCCGCACGCGGACGCGGCGGGCAACCTGCGACACATCCGGCGCCGCAGGTGATCAGGGGGTCAGGCGGGCCGCTTCAGCCCGTGACGGTTGCCGGCGTGACGCAGCCGGTCGAGGGTCGCGGCGAGCACGTCGAGGTCCGCCGGCGGGGGAGCCTCGCAGCGGTCGGCGTACTTCGCACCGACCGCTGCCAGGTCGAAGCGGTCCGCCGGCGGCGGGGCGGTGTCCTCGGTGTCGTCTTCGGTCTCGACGCCAGCGATGCGGTCCGCGAGTCCCGCGTCGACCGCTTCCTGCGCGGAGTACCACGTCTCTGCGAGCATCGCAGCGCGCCACACAGCTGCCGGCGACCCGACCTTCGACGCGTAGATGCTGGCTATCTCATCGGAGAGGTCCGACAGCCAGTCGCCGAACTCGTGCATGTCCTTCGCCTGCCCGATGCACACCCCGAGCGCGTCGTGGATCATGAGGCGGGTGTTCTGACCCATCACGAGCTCATCCGCGGCCACAGCGATGAAGGACGCCGCCGACGCAGCCAGGCCGTCGACGATCGCGCGGACCGGCGCCCCATGCTGCCGAAGCGCGTTCATGATTGCGAACCCCTCCCACACCTCCCCGCCCGGGGAGTTGAGGTGCAGGTCGATCCGCTCGAGGTCCGCCGGCAGCTCGTCGAGGACCTCGACGAACTCCGTCGCCGACACACCCCACGGGCCACCCCACGAGTCGATCACGTCGTACAGGCGGAGCTTCGCGACGCCGTCGTCGCTGACCCGGGCCGGCGCCGCGTACGCCACCGGGGTCCGCGCCTTGTCCGACGGGGTCCGGGCGCCGTGGAAGCGGTGCAACGGCTGCGCGGACCGGGCGAGCGCCTGCGACAGCAGCTTCGGGTCGATCGTGACGTCACGCATCGGCAGGGACCTCCGTGGTCGTAGGTGCCGGCAGCTCTGCCGGCGCGTCGAGTGGTCCGAAGTTGAGGGGACGGAAGTGCTGGTCGCCGCCGACGACGCCGGCTTGCTCTTCGTACGCGCGGATCTCGTTCGTCGACAGCGCGCCGAGCTCCCACATCTGCCGGTAGAACGCTGCGCGGGCCGCGGAGTCGCCACGGAGCAGACCCTCGACGGAGTACCTCGCGTAGACCGTGCCAGGACGGAGCATCCGGGTCACCCGCTGCTCGACACCGGTCAGCCACCGGGCGAGGTCGACCTTCACCCACCCGAGCGCCTGCTGCTCGAGGCCGGTCCCCCACGACGTCGACTTCTCCGTCTCGAACATGAGGAACGGCGGGAGGCCGAACCACCGGCAGACCTCCGTGATCTGAAAGCGCCGCGACTCGAGGAACTGCGCGTCCTGCGGGGGGATCGTGAGCTGTTGGAAGCGGGCGCCGCGGTCGAGGATGATCGTCGAGTGCGCGCCGTCGAGGCCGGCCTGCTTCTGCTTCCACCGGCGGGCCAACGCGTCGGCTTGGTCAGGGGTCAACCGCTGCTCGGTCTGCAGGATCCCCGAAGCGAGCGACCCGGACCCGAAGAGCTTCGCGCCGTACTCTTCCGCCGCGAGCCCCAAGCCGATCGACTGCCTCGCGATCCGCACCGGCGACGCACCGCAGACACCGTCGTAGCCGAACGCCGGAATGTGAAGGATCTTGTCGTCCCCGACGAACACTTCCGCGCCGCCGTCGATGCTGTAGACCTTCGACCCGACCTCGGTCTCACGACCGACCTGCACACGCCCGGGGTGGATCGGCCAGAGCTGCCGGACACGCCCGAGCTGGTCGCGGAGGATCCGAAGGTACGCGTTGCCCCACAGCATCCGGTGCGCGTAGACGGTCTCCCACAGCTCGAAGGGAGTCATGTCGGGGTGCGGCTCGTCGAGCAAGTCAGCGCCCCACCCCGTCGACTTCACCCGGACGCCGTCCTGCAGCCGGTACGCGTGCAGCGGGAGCATCGCAGCGACCCCGGACGTCACCGTGACCGCGCGCCACACCGCGGACATCCCGAGCGCCGTCACCTCCGTGACGTCCTTCCCGGCAGCCGTCTTCGACGCTCCCAGGAAGTCGAGCATCGTCGACCCCGTCATCGGCACCGTCGGCGACTCGATCGTCGCCGCACGAGCTGACATCACGCTCCCGAACAACGTCACCGCGCGGCCCTCGCGGCCTCAGCGACCCGGGCCGCGCGTTCGGCGCGCTCGAGGACCGCCGCGACGTACACCGCGAGGATCCCGCCGAGGACGAGCAGCAAGCCGGCTGCCAGGACAGCGAGCGCGACGTCGACGAGCGCCGCAGCCCCGACGATCGCACCGCACCCGACGAGGATCAGGAAGACGCCGAGCACCTCCGCGATGGTGAACCGCACCGATGCCTCCCGAGCTAGTAGATGTTGAACGCTCCGAGCGTCAGACCCTCGTCGACACCCTGCCCCGCCAGTGTGACCGCTTCGAGCATCGACACATCCGCGACAGACTGACGGCGCCCCCACGCCACCCGGTCACCGACCCGACGAGGCACAGCCCCACGGACCGCGATGTCGAGCTCCGAGTGACCGAAGTGTGTCACCTCCCGCTCCTGAACCGCGGTGATCAGCCACGACACCGACCCGAGGACCTCGTCGAGGTTCCGGGTCACCGTCTCGACACCGGCGACGTCGAGCTTGTCGGGGAGCTCCGCGTCCGGGCACTTCTCGTCGATGACGACCGGCGCCTGCAGCTCGTCCTGCATCCGCTTCAGCTCGCCGATCGTCCACCGCGTGCCCCGACGTCGGTCGACCGCGCCGAGGTGGACCCGACCATCAGCCCACCGTGCGCCGGCGCCGATGCTCGCGAACTCTTGCCCCACCGACACCGCGACGCCGAGGACGATCCCGTCCGTCGGCGGCTCAGGGAGGTAGCCGTCGGCGTCCGGTCGGATCAGCCGGTCGAACCACCCCGGGAGCGCCAACGTCGACGACGACTTCGGGTCGTCCCACCACCCCAGGACCTCCCGCGCGAACTCGAGCGGGGTGAGCTGCTGCCGGAGGTCACGGACCGCCTCGAGCGACGTACGCTTCCCCAGCGACGGGAGGACCCTCGCGTACCGCGCCTCGTCGTCGAGCGCGCAACCCTCCGCGCCTACCTCGTGCTCGCACAAGTCCCCGGACCGGCAGCCCTGCCACGCGTCCGGGTCGCCCCACTCGAAGTACCCCTGCCGAGGGTCGAGTCGACCGCGGCCACGGTCCCGCGCCTGCCGCAACAGGTCCGACGACTTCTTCCCCGCAGAGCTGGCCAGCAGCACCTGCGAGCCGGCCACCGCGAGCGTCGTCGGCAAGATCGCGCCGGCGTGCTCCGCGGTCGCCGCGAACCACTCATCGCCCACGATCCTCGACGCCGTCGCCGACCGGCCCGTGTCGCCGGTCCTCGTTGCGTACTCGATCCGCTGCCCGTCGCGGAGCTCGATGCTCAGGTCGTTGTTCCCCGACGACAACCCGCGACCCCGCGTCGACGGGAGCCTTGACGACAACGCCGGGTGCCCCTCGATGATCGACCTCAGAGCTCGGAACGACCGGGAGACCGCCTGGTCACGGTGCGCCGTGTGCAGCACCAAGGGCAGACCGAGGACGAAGAGCCACCCGAGCTCGGCCATGTGGATCGTGTCGGTCTTCAGCTGCTGCCGCGGCGCCACGACCGTGACCTCCGACCGTGCAGGCCGACCCCGGTCGTCGACCGCGAAGAGGTCGTCGAGGATCAACTCCTGCTCAGGGTCCGGCGCGTGCCACACCTTCGACACGAAGTCAGCGACCGCCGGCCCCGCCGTCCGGACCCGGGTCAGGTCGAGCGGTTCCGACCTCCACACCGGTTCGACGACACGAGTCGCGAGCACCGTCACCTGCGCCGCCGCTTCTGCCGCTTCCGCGGACCACCGACATGCCACGACCCGCAGCCACAGCGGTACACATGCACCAACGCAGCACGACCCTCCCGAGCACGCAGCGACCCCTCATGCCGACGAGCAGCCGCGACATCCGCGTGCGCCACCTTCACCGGCGTAGGGCACGACCCCGTCACCGGCCAGCCCGCCATTCCGCGGCCCGCTCACGCCCCAGCTCCCGCGCCTGGTCCCACCCATGATGACCCGCAACGCCGTCCTCGTCCTCAGCGAACGGCCACCACCAGTCATCGACCCGCGGACGCCAGAACAACTGCCGCAGCAGCCGGATCACGCCGGCCACCGAGCCTCAACTCGAGCGAGGTGCGTGTCAGTCGTTCGACCCGTGGTCAGGGTCTCGCAACGGTCACCGACACGCGCACCGCACTTCGGGCATTCGACCTCGAGCGCCGAACCACCCCACGACGTCATGCCACACCACCCCGGAGGATCGCTGCGGACGCTGCCACTGGCTCGAGGACCGTCGCGCCCTGCCAGGTCGAATCGTTGGCCTGATCGCTCGCCCAGCGGTCCGCGGCTGCCCGATCAGAGAACGGTCCGACGATGCCGCGCCACCCCTCGCATTCGTACTCGATGAAGACGCCGCTCATGCCACACCGCCCCGGACCACCCGGAACGCCGCCGACTGCGCCTCCGACACCGGATCCGCCGCCGGCTTCGCAGCCCGCAACTCCCCCATCAGGACCCGAAGCTCCGCCATCAGCCGACCCACACTCGACCCGTTCTCCGACGGATCCGCGATCCGCGTCGCCAACAGCACCGCCTGCGCACCCTCGAGCGTGTCCACCGCGCCCAGCTTCCGCAGCTCGGCCCTCGTCGACCGCAGCACCGCCTCGCCAGCCTTACCGACCTGCGACCGACGCTGCTGTGCACTCGTCTGCGACGGAGGATTCGCCGCAGACGACGGATCCGGAGCCACAGCCTGCGACGACGGCGTCCCCGACCGCACAGACCGCTGCCGACACGTCCCGCTGTGCCACTTCGCGTTGACCGACTTCGCCTCGAACGTCACACCACACGGACATACCTTCGTCACCACGACCGATCAGCCCTCGACGTCGTCGTAGAACACGAAGCCACCGATCAGCATCGGCTTCGAGACGTTCCGCGACCCGTCCGAGCGGACCGTGACGACCGTGTCAGCCGCAACCTCCGTCGCCGTCAGGACACGACGCGCGTCCAGCCGCTCCCGAACGGTGTACGGAGCCCCGACCTCGTCCGAACCCACCCGGACCCGCTCCGACCCGTCCCGGCCCGCCACAGACCCCGCCGAACCTGCGCCAGGGTTACGCAACCCGTCCCGCTGAGAGGGGGAAAGGGATGAC